ATGCAGTTCATGGTGATCATTGGGTTCATTAAACATTTATGCAATTTTATTCAAATATTATTCGTATCTTTGTAATCCTTTCTCTTATAAATATAACAACTAACAATTATGATGTACAACAATGACACGTGACGAAAGACAACAATTAGGAATTAAAAAATGAATACAAAATGGATGTAGAGGTACTTTACAATGGTGTACAGGGACAGGTAAAACTAGAGCTGCAATTATTGGTATTAAAGCATTCTTAACAAAGAATCAAGGTAAAAAAATTGTAGTAATTGTTCCAACTGAATATTTAAAAATTCAATGGTATCAAGAACTTAGTAAATTTGGAATATTTGATTATGTACAAGTTGAAATTATTAATTCTGCAATTAAATCTTCAGAACGTATAGATTTCATCATTTTAGATGAAGTTCACAGAATGGCAGCAGATACTTTTTATCAGATATTTGTACAGCGAAGACCTAAAGTTGTTCTTGGATTGTCTGCGACATTTAGTCGTTTAGATGGTAGACATGAATTATTAAAGTCTTACTGTCCGGTAATTGATGTATTAAGTGTTAAAGAAGCCATTGAAAACAAATGGTTAGCTCCTTATAAAGAATATAAAGTATTAATTATGCCTGATGATATCGAAGTTTATAGGCAAGCTAATGCAGATTTTTTAAATGCTTTTGCTTATTTTGAAAATGATTTTAACCTTGCAATGAATTGTGTAGGCGGAATTAAAAAGAATAACAGAATAATAAAACCTTCACATTTTGTAAGGTATGAATATGCCCAACAACTTTGTACATTACCTTTGTATCACCCACGATATAAAGATACTGTAAAAGGATTGCTTGCAGAAATCACTGCAATGGCATTTACTTGGAGCAGAGCATTACAAATACGTAAAGGTTATGTAATGAATCATCCAAAAAAAGTTGAACTTGCACAACAGATTTTAAAAGCAAGACCAAATAAAAAAGCCATCACATTTTCAGCTACTATTAAACAAGCCGAAAAGATTGGTAATGGTTTAGTAATTCATTCAGGTAAAACTAAGAAGAAAAATAGAATTACAATGGAAGAATTTGCTCCTATGAAAACAGGAGTGATTCATACTGCGAAAAGTCTTGATGAAGGTGCTGATGTACCCGGTTTAAGTTTAGCAGTTATTCTATGTAATACTTCTTCTCAAACTCAAAAGACGCAGCGATTAGGCCGTGTAATTAGGTATGAAGAAGGAAAGGAAGCTGAAGTATTTACCTTAGTAATTAAAGGAACTATGGAAGAAGGTTGGTTTAATACATCAATGGCTGGTAAAAATTATATTGAGATTTCGGAAGAAGAATTGATTGATATTTTAGCAGGCGGAACTTCGGACAATCTTGTTAGAGAAGGAAAAGAAGTAGATGAATTATTTCGATTTTAATGACGTCAAACGAGAAATTTAAATTAAAAAGTAGGATATTCCTACGGTATGACTTTATCCCTGATAGAATGCGTATGCATTTTATTGAAACATGGGAATCATTACCTAAAATATCATTTGAAGATTATTTTGAATTGATATTAGCAGATCATGAATCTAATAAATGGTGGGTTAGTGCCCAATGTATTAAAAATAGTTATTATTTGTATACTCATGGTTATTTAGATACAAAACAACCTGCAAGACTACCATTTTATCCTAATCAAATACTGGCAAAAATTACAGATGAAGTTAATGCTATGATTAATTTTGAGACTTTTAAATAATTATGGAATTAACGGTAAAACAACAATTTATACTTTTCATTTGGTTTATTTTTAAACCTAAAAAATGTATGAAATTTCAAGAAAAAGTATTGCAAGGAATGGCAGCAAAATTTGCTTACATTGAAGCATATAACTTTAAAAATTAAATAGATAATAATTAATAAACACGAATTACTACCCTACTATTAACAATCCCGTAACGGATATTAAACACAACAGCTAAAGTAATTTAAAATACTACTTAATGCAGCATTTTGAATTATCTTTGAAAGAAGAAATTAACATCTATATTAATAGTAGTCTAACACCAACTGAATTATTCATATTACGGTTATTATTTCTAGCAATCGACGGAGAACAAAAACATTTAATAAATTATCTAACTAACATATCAAACGGAAAACAATTACTAAGAAGCGTATTATCATCACTGTTAGAAAAAAAAGTAATAAATTCCACATTTAAAATACCGCAAGAAGGAGAATCTTTAAACTATAAGAATATACCATTTAATAAGAATTTCTTAAAAATGTATATTCGCGAGTCTAACGAAATAGGTAAAGAATTTTTTGATGCATATCCACCATTTATTAGTATTAGTGGAAAATTATGTAGCATTAAAAACTTTACTAAAGCAGGATTATTCTCTTTTGATGAATTTTGTATTTTTTATGCGAAACAATTGAAAAATGCAACAGCAACTCATGAACGAGTTATGGATGCATTATTGTTTGCTAAAGAACAAAATTTAATCAATTATACTATCATTGAATTTATAGCTTCCAAAAAATGGGAAGAAATAGAATATATTCGTGGTAGTGGTAATGTAAATGGGTACAATAATAGCGAGTTATTGTAATGGGAGTTAAAAGACTATTAGAAAATATTGAATCAGGTAAACAAGGAAAAAATATCGGTATCAAAACTGGTATGTCAACATTAGATTCTGTAATATTCGGAATCCAAAGAAAATATTTATATACTATTGGTGCCGATACTGCTGGAGGTAAAACTTCATTTGCAGTTGATACATTTGTATATAACTTAATTAAGAATAGAGAAGGTAGAAATATCGCTTTATTATATTATTCTTTTGAAATGTCAAGTGATATTTTATATGCAAAATTACTATCTCGTCGTATATTTGACGAGTATGGTGAAATTGTAACATATGAAGATATCCTATCCTTAACAAAACCTATCTCCAATGAGCACTCAGCTCTTGTTGACAAAGCTACTCCATGGCTCCTTAGTTTAGAGAGCATGATGACAATCTATGACAAGGCATTATCTCCTAATGGAATATATGCTACTTGCAAACAATGGCTAAAGCAATTTGGCACATTTGAAGAAATTGCAGAACATAGAGAAGAATATATTGAAGATGATCCAAATCAATATAGGATAGTTATTATAGATCACGTGGGACTTATTACAGGTCCTGGATCTAAAAAAGAAAAGATTGATTTAACAACTGATTATTTAATTTCATTCAGGAATAAATGTAACGTAACGGGTATATTTGTTCAACAATTAAATAGAAATGCAAAATCAATGGATCGTAAAACTAATGGATACGAACTTATCCAATTAGACGATTTTAAAGATACATCCGGCACAACCGATGCGTCTGAAGTCGTAATAGCATTATTTTTTCCATATAGAGAAAAAATTGCCAGATGTGAAGGCTATCCAATTCAAAATGTATTAAAGAAACGCTTCAGACTATGTCAAATTCTTAAGAATAGATATGGGCAAGCGGATGTTAATAAAGGATTATTATTTTATGGCGAAATAGGTATGTTCAGAGAATTACCAAAACCTGAAGAAATAGGAGATTATGAACCATATCTTACACTACAAACGGAAGCACCACAGATTTTAAATATAATAGATGAGGAAGAATCAAGAGAAAATGATATATTTAAATTTTAATTATGGCAGACTTAATTGGAGTCGTAGGCAATGCAGGAAGTGGCAAATCTACTTCAATGAGGAATCTAAATCCAAAAACAACTTTTATTATAAATGTAGCGGGTAAACCATTACCATTTAAAGGTTGGAAAAAGAGTTATACTCCTTTAACGCAAGACCCTACATCTAAAAAGTTTGTAGGCAATCTGTACAATACCGCAAATACTGCGCAGATTCTACAAATTTTAAAAATGATTGACAAACAAAGACCAGAGATCAAAGTAGTAGTTATTGAGGATGCTCAATATATTATGGCCTTTGAAGCTATGGAAAGATCCTCTGAAAAAGGATATGAGAAATTTACTCAAATGGCAAATAACTTCTATTCAGTATTGAAAGAATCTATGGGCATGAGAAATGACTTAAAGGTATGTGTATTAGCACATTCCGAAAACATAGGGGATGCACTCAACCCTTCCTATAAATTAAAAACATTAGGAAAAATGATTGACAACATGATTACTGTTGAGGGTTTATTTACTTATGTATTATTTACTACACTTATCAATGAACTTGAAGGTGGAATATCACATAAATTTATAACTCAATCTGATGGTACAACTACTGCTAAAACTCCAATGGGATGTTTTGATAGTATGTTGATAGATAATGATTTACAATATGTAGTCGAGAAAATTGACGAATATAATGAAGGCTAATGATTAAGGGAATAATTGTAACATTCGACTTTGATACAGAAACTGAACTTGTTTCCAATGTTCAATGTAATGTTGATGGTGTGGAAAAGAAAAAAAGAACAACTAAGCCAAAAGCAAAGGTAGAAGAAGAAATGGCAGCAGAGCCACTTATCACCAGAGAAGAAACTAAGTTGGTCTTTAATAACAGAGCTGTAGCTGATATGGAACTTGCTTATGAGGACCGTATTATAATTAAATGGGAAAAATCTAAGGATAAGAAAACAATGTTTCCAATTATTGGAACCGACATTGCTTTTGGAGAAGAGGGTGCAGGTAATAAAGTTACTAAAACTAATACAGTTGGATTTAAAGGTAAACAGAATGTAGTTCTACAAGAATTAGGTGCTGTATTTACAATTGATCCATATGTAACAGATAAGTATCCGGACGGAGTCTGGAAATTAATTTCTACAACAAATGCGACATCATCTAAGACTTTAGAGGATGCAATCAAAGTAGTTGAAAAAGTAGAAGCAGATATTATTACAGAAAAAGATGAAGATATGGAAATAAATCCATTACTATTTACACTATTATAATATACACTAATGAACAATTTTTCATTTAACGCAACAGCAGGCGCATCTCAAAGTACAGCAAAACC